CAATTTAGATAAACCATTAAGTTATTGTTCTATGTATCAAGGAAACCCAACTATTTAATTATGAAATTAATTATAAATATTAAATTGTAATTTATGAAATTATTTATTTCATAAACTATAAAAATTAATCAGTAGAATTTATAATCCATGCCTCATTTTCAGATAAACACATCATAGGATATGTTTTTAAAATAGTAACCCAACGACTATTTACTTTCTTTAATTTTTTAATTTGATTTTTATCAATTCCTAAATAACCATCTAATAAATATTTAGATGTCTTACCACCCAAATTTTTAGGAAATAATGTAATAGAAGTGCATTCATTTAATATTCGTTTAGTATCAAGCCCCATGGTTGCATTATGACTTGTAAAAATAACACTTGTATTAAAATGGCGACCAATTTCAAGCATTTCATTTAAAAGTTTAAATACTTTTGTTTTAATTATTTTATTCGAAATGACATCAATATCGTCATAAATACATAATGTATCTTTAAAATCAACTGCCCCAATATCACTCGATAAAAAGGGTTCTTCTTTAATTTTAATTCGTTTTAAATATTTGAGTTTGTCTAATGTCTCGTCATCTGCTAAACTACTAAATACAAATACATTTCGTTTAGGATACATTTTATGATATTCTGCAATATATTGTTTAGTATAATACGATTTACCTGACCCTGATTGACCTGTAATATATAAAACACTTCTTTCTGTATTGACTTAAATTCATTCATACCTTCTTCAACAGGTTTATCACTTAAATATAGTGTTTTTTTACCAACAGTTGCAACCATTTTTCCAATATCTTCGAAATTTAAATTACCCAACATTTAATATATATGTATATAATTTATTCTCCTAAAATACTTATATGGACGATAATAATTTTTTTGCTTGTGGATTAATTAAACCACGTAAATAATCGATCAATTGTGTAACTTCTTTTTTAAATGTAGTTGCATTTATTTTATTTATTTTTAGTATTTTTGATTTACTGACCTTATCTGTTAGTGCTAATCTTTCTTTTAATAATTGCATATTATCATATAATTTATTCCATGGAATATTATGTTTTTCATTCAATAATAATAATAAATCAAAATCACCAGCAACCTTATTAATTAACCCATATTGTGAGTTAAAAAACTCTTCTAATTTTAGTAATCTTTTATCATCAGGATTTTTTAAAGAAATAATAGAATATAATCGTTTGAGTGATTTCATCGTGTTCTTATGTCTATATTTTTCAATATCATCTGCTAAATCTTGAATAATTTGTTTAGTATCAGGTTCATCTTGTCTGTATATATAATTTTCACTTACTTCTGCAAACATATCACCAACAGGAATAATAATGTCTAATTTAATAATGGTATTGTCTTGTAATGCATCCACTAAATCGTATTTAGCCCCATCAATTAAATCTACATAACCATTCATAATGTCTTGTGGTGTCCATCTTAAAATAAATAAATCACGTATTAATTTTACTCTATCCTCACCCTTTGCATCAAGTATTTTATTCTTATAAGATTTAGGAATTAATGGATTTTTTAAATATTCTTTTAAGTTGTCTTCATCGAAATCATATATCAATCGCTTGTCCAATCCTGATTTAAAATCCATAAAATAATATTCTTTTTTTGGTATTTCTTGCATTACTCTTTTAAAGTAATTTGCTAATATTTCAGCACGACCTTTTAATTTAGTCATTATATCATAATCACTTGTAAATAGATACTATAAAATACCTAAATTAATTATGAAAATAATTATGAATATTAAATTGTAATTAATGAAATAATATTTTTTATAAACCTAAAAGGAATTTTACTTTAACATATTATGTATTTATTTTTCGATCGTATAGTCTATAATATTAATTATTTCATTTAATACAAGAAATTAAAAATAATTATTTTCATAATTATTTTTATGTATTTTTAGGAGATATTTAATAACATACTTATATATAATGGATTTTGAAAAGTTAGATGCATTGAAGAGGAAAGAATTAATAGTATTAATTGATAAATATTATAAATCAATTAAGAGAGATGTTACGCCACAATTTAGGGAATATACGAACCATGAATTAAAACAAGTTATTAAAATGTTTCAGATTAGTTTAAATTAATATAAAATTAAAATATCCTATTAATATACAATGAGTAAAACAGATTTATTTGGTGGTGCATCCATTGCAGAAAGTTCTAAGAAAATATACCTTTCAAATTTAAAACGTCTTACAGATGATAATAAAATTCCAACTAATCTAAATTTTTTAAAGGATACATCCAAGGTTATGGAAAAAATTGAAAAGATTGAAAACCCAAATACAAGACGTAGTTATTGGATTGCAGTCGTATCTGTATTAAAAGACAAGAAACCATTTAAAAAATATTATGATACATATCACGAAAAAATGATGGGTATTAATTCAGTATTAAATAAGGAAAGTTTTAAGACAGACAAAACAAAAGAAAAGCAATCCGCAATAAAAATGGAAGACCTATTATCGAAACAAAAAGAGTTATCTTCTGTAATGAGTGAAATACAGAAAAAACGTAAAATTACGGATGAACAATATAATAAATTACATGATTTAGTAATTACATCATTATATACACTACTTCCTCCAAGGCGATGTTTAGACTTTTCAGCAATGATTGTAGGAGAACCAACAGAAAATAAAGAATTAAATTATTATCATAATGGTAAGTTTCATTTCAATAATTTCAAAACAAAGAAAACAGGAATGCAGACAATTGATGTTCCTGAAGAATTACAGAATATATTAAAAATGTGGATTAAGTTTAAGAAAGGTGAAGATAAACATTTACTAGTAAAGGTATCGACAAATGAACCATACACAGCACATGAAATGACCGCATTACTTAAAAAAAGTTTTGGTAATAATAATATAGGGGTAAGTGTATTAAGAAATGTATTTTTGAGTGAAAAGTTTGGTGACACGATGAAAGAACTAAAGAAAGATACACACGATATGGGAACATCAATTGGTGTTGCAAATTCCACATATATAAAAAAGGATGAATAAAAAAAAAATATTTACTTATATTATAATGTCTTTTTCGAACTATTTGTTTAATCCAAGCACTTACTACGCCGTTCCTGACGGTCTCCCTGTTACACTACCAGCCGTACCACTCAACAGTGTTAATGATGTAGTCGTTCCATTATGTCTTAGGACAAATGATACTAATATTATAATCCCATTTACAGACGGAAAGGGTGGAAGTTTAGACATGGAAGCACGTGTCACATTGGCAATCAACCCATTAGAAACAGCAGTTCAAAAAATTCAGGTATCTATATGCCGTTGTGATGCTTCAGGTAATAGTTTAATACCTATTGCTACATCTATGTTTAATGCATCAAATACAAGTGGCGGTGCAACAATGGGACAAGGAAATGTTAATTATAGAATGATTGTAAATCGTTCTGCATATGTAATTCCTGAGGGGCAGTCATATTTCTTCTGTCTTGTAGCATATGTAAATGGTTGCCCAGTTGGTGGAAGTCAAATTAATGCAATTTCATTTAATGTTACAAAGGTTGTAGATAGTGCAGGTCTCTCGTATATTCCAGTTGTTTAAAACATTACAACAGAGTTGCGGACTTTTAAATTAATATTACATTAAATTATATATAATTATAGATTAATTATATATGATTTTAGATTAATTATAAATAATCTAATCGAAACAGATTAAAAATAGATTAAAAATGATATGTATATATGAATAAATTTATAAATTTTTACATTATTTATATATAAAATTAATCTAAAACAATTAAATTAATAAATATTAATCTAAAATCATATATAATTAATCTATAATTATATATAATTTAATCTTTAATTAATCTAATCCGCATTTTAAGGGGATGGAGTAAATGTTCCAATAACAGTTGCAGTTAATGTTGCCTGACCAGCACCAGCACCAAGGGTCATGTCCTCGCTTTGAGCCCTTGCTTCAACAAACATAGTAATAGTATCATCTGCAGAACACTTATAAATAATTGTGTTAGTTATAAACAAAGTGTTATCAGTTGATGCAGTTGCTACGTTAAGTTGTGAAATACCGTTCTGATAAGAATAAGCACCAATATCTAACTCACCACCAAGAGTAGAAGAACAACCTAATGCGAGTGCATCACAAGTAAAGGGGCCGTCAGCAAGTGTCATGTACGCCTCACATTGAATAGCATAAATAAATCCAGCATCAATATCAAGGGTTAAAAAATTGTTATTAGCCGCATTACGAAGAACAGGATATGACCCTTGAGAATTAGGAAGTGCAGTCATTATGTAAGGTACTGTGTTTGCATTTGTTACTGAAGTAACATTTCCAATGGCATTAACACCTGCAACAGTATCTACATACAATTTATTACAAAGACTGTCATCAGTAGTTGGGGCAATAGAAGAGGCAGGTGCTAAAGTTGCAATACCACCATCAGCAACAACATCAAACCTGACATTTCCTAAATTAAGAACGTCATCTGCTCCAACTGACCCAGCAATACTATCAAGTGTTAAATCTCTTGACCATACTTGAACATCAGGGTCAGCAGTGGATTGTAATACATAATTAGCACCTGTCGAAATTGGGAGATTGCCATCTGTAACGTTAGAACCGTAGTTTGCGAAAGACATTATAATATAATAATATATTTTATTTTTTATATATGAAAAAAATTGTTTATAGAATTAGAATTTTTTGTTTTAGAATTATTATTAAATACTAATTTTTATTTGATTGTATTTATCTAACCATGATTTCCTTATATATTCGAAATTTCCTAAATCATATAGATATCTACCTAATCGTATGATTGCGTCTTTTAATTTCATATAAAATATTATAATATTATATTATAATGAATAAAATTTATCAACCATTATCTGCATCACAAGTAGAGAGTGCATTAGGACTTGGAACTCGTATTTTAAAATATAGTGAGTTAAAGAATTATGAAACAATAAATGATTTATTGCCTAATATAAACGATTTTGTTATTCTTCTTTTAGAAGATAGTCAAAACCATGGACATTGGACTTGCTTAATGAAATATGATAATGATAAATACTATTATTTTAATAGTTATGGTAAAAAATATGATACAGATTTAAGTGTTGTTCCTATGTGTATTCGTAGAATATTGGGACAGGAAAATAAAGAAATTGCACGTCTTCTTGATGGTAAGACTTGTTCATGGAATAAGAATGCATTCCAAAATGAAAGGTCTCAGGTATGTGGTAGATACTGTATTTTAGCAGTTTCTATGATTACTAAAATGGGATTTAGTCCTCCTGATTTTGAGCGATTTCTTTTAGAAAAATCTAAACTTGCAAATAAAAGTGTCGATAGTATGATTGCAGGTTTTGTACCAATTTAATTATGAATTTAATTATGATTAATTAATTGTATTAAATGAAATTATTTTTTTTATAGATTAGAAAAGATTTTAATTATACTATATACTATACTTTATTTTTTGTCTTATAGTTTATGAAATTATTTATTTCATAAATTACAATTAATTATTTATAATTAAAATCATAATTCATTTTTAGGCAAACGATCGAAAGATAATAATTTATTAAATATTGGTTTTTGTTTTGTAATAGATAATAGTCTATCTTTTATTTTAGTACTAATTACATTTGAATTTAAAAATAATTCCTTATATTCATCCTCAATGTCTTTAATAAAAATATCAGGTCGTATCTCTCTGTTACATGGGGACAAACTCATTATATTTTTAATTTTAATCGATAACAAATAAAATGAACGGTATGCAATTATTTCTGCTTCTATTCGTTTTTGAAGACCTAAATAGAGTTCTATGGATGAAATAAGACCACATATAAACGAAATTAAACATGTAATGGATGATGTCATTTCTTGACCTACATATGCAGATAATCCTATAGATGCAATACTGTTTGCACTGCTTAACACCAAAACAGGTATTTTAAAATACTTAATCAAATTAATTAAATATAAATAACTATTTTTATATTCCTCACACATAACACTACAATTATATTCATAATTATATATTAAATTTGTTATATCAGTCGTCCAAATTTCATTTCCTTCGAAATCAATCACAAAATTTTCAATTTCTGTCTTACCTTCTTCACTTGATGTTTTACTCATATATATATCATATTATTTTAAGATGTAGTAATGCAAATAACGAAATTACTTTTATTAAGCGGTCAATTGTATTGCGGATAATGTCATTTGTCTTACGGTAAATGGCCCTGAATTATATAATAAGGCACAAAATGAATAATCTCCTGCAACAAATGCTGTTCCAGTAGAAACTGTATATATACGCTGTCCTGCCAAAGCAGTCAAACCTACTGCTTGATTGACAGCTGCGGAGACACATGTGGATTGTGTTAGAGCAACATTTGCCACCGCATTATCAATAAAATTTCTACTGCTAGTAAATGAAGTACTTGTTCCCTTTTCATATGAAAATGTCATAAAAGTTTGTCCACCTACACCACTTGCTCCATTAGGGCCAGCAATCGCTGAAAATGAAAATAGATATGTTGCTGTTGAAGTAGGAACGTTAAATGTTAGTTTTGCTCTAAGAGATGACCCACCCGCTGAGGTAACGCTAGTGTCTGTTGATTGAAAATATGTAGTATTAACTGCTAATGGTTGCCAAGTTGGAGCAGTTGAAGCACCAGTGCTAATTAATGCTTGACCTGTTAATCCGCTTGAACCATTTATCCTAACATTGCCTACCAAATCTGTTGTTTGAGTTAATCGTCCTACTGATACACCAGTTGCCGTAGTATTACCTAATGCTAATGCGGACGCACTATCTAAACTAGGACAACTTGTTATTGAATTAGTATTCATGTTTATTGCTCCACTTGATACACCACCTGAAGATATGTATGGTGTTGATAATGTTTGCCAAGTTGGAACAGTTCCAGTTCCGTTTGATGTTAAAACCTGACCACTTGTCCCTGCTTGAGTATTAAATGTTACATTTCCATTCAAATTAGTTGTTTGAGTTCCTCGTCCTATGGATACACCAAGACTTGTTGACCCTTGACCTATGGCTACAGGTATTCCTGAAGCATCTATTCCATTTACTTCTATTAAAAAGTTATTATTCATGTCTAATGTTCCACTTACTACACCTCCTGAAGATATATATGGTGTTGGTAATGCTTGAAATGTTGGTGCAGTTGATGCTCCAGTGCTTGTTAAAACATGTCCACTTGTTCCACTTGAACTATTAAATTGGACGTTTCCAAGTA